CCTCCGTTGCCTTGCTCGTCGCCTGGCAATTTCAAAAAATCCAGCATGTCCGACCATCGACGACTTTTCAGCGGCCGCATCGAGGGCCGCCCGCACCGCCGCGTATTCCTCTTGCGTCAGCAAAGACGCCAACGTCCGAAAACTACCGAACCGGCTGCATACCTCAATTCGCGTCTCCGCATTCACGGCCGCCGCCGCTTCCGATGCGGACATTGCCGCATAGCCAACACCAACCGGATCGTTTTTCAATTCCAGGGCCAGTAAAACCGTCTGTTCGTTGTTCAATCCCATCACGTCACCTTGGTTAGAGAATCCAGCGTTTGGGCATAGCATACGACGGCCACGGCCTCGCCCGCCGCATCATCGCCGTAATCAAAAATTGCCTCATACTGGCACCCGCCGGGACACCACACGCTCCAGAGATTCGCCTTATTGGTGAATAACTCGTCGTTGATCTTCGCCACCTTGATTGGTGAATCGGAAATCACGGCATAGGCATCCCCGCCGAAAGGATAATACGAACTCACGCGCAAAAACTCCAAGTCCGGCAGCGAAACGCCATCGGCCTGGACGGCCGTTTTGCCCCAGAAACAGAGGTCTTCGCCGGCGGACGGCGTCCCCGTGCCATCCACGTAAAGGGTCGTCTCACCAACGGCGAATGTCGTGTCGATCTGTTTTGCGTAGGCTGCCACGGTGTCGCTCAGTGCCGCGAAGTGTGGTGCGCCAGGAAACAGGATGCCATCGTTGTTCAGCGTTCGGCGCACCTGGACGTTGACGCCGTTGGTCAAAACCGTCGTGCCACCGCGTCCGAGGCCAAGGAACAGGTACGCGCCGAACTTCGCCCGGAGGTCGATCGTGCCGCGTTCCACCTTTCCACGCCCGAGCGCCACGGGGGCGATGACCGCCACGCCCGAGTCGGTCCAAGACGGCCGGTGTACGTCGGCGGAGGTTACCGGAATCGGGTTCTCCGCATCGGACAACCGGGCATCCAGGTCGGCCAGGGTTTTCGGCGACGCCCCGGCGATGCCGCCGACAATCGCCTCGACGTCGGTTTCGACCATGTCGACCTTCAGATCGACGTCGCCGATTTCGACCAGCAGCGCACCGGTGTCGTCATTGATCTCCACGTCGGCCGATTGTAAAAAGCGTCGCGTCATGGCACGGCCTCCACGGTAACTTGCTTCGTGTGAATTCTCAGCGTCTTGCGAAATGGGTCGCTGTATCGCCAGCAGGGTTCCTTGCCCGGGGCGGTCACTTCATAAACAAAAACCTGAGAGCCTTGCGTCTCCCGAATCCGATCGCCGCGCTCGGGAGTCGTCGGCCCGTCGCCGAGGATTAAGTCCGCGGCCAGCACTAAAAAGTCGCGCGACTCGTGGCGCACCAACACGCCGTAGCCGTCATCGACCTCAAACGTGGTTTTGCCGATCGTGGCCAATACTTCCACGGATGGCACACCCCGCGCGTAGGTGACTACGCGCGAGGCGTACTGGGTCCGCTTCGTCTCCAACCAGTCCGATCCTTGTTGAAGCAGGTCCGTCATGGTCGCTTTCGACCCCGTCGAGTTTGGCGGTAAGCAGACAGGCCGCTTCCAGCACGGCGCCGTTGACGGTCTCGTTATGGACGTGTGCCGCCGGGGCCGTCGGGCGGCTGGCCCGCAAAACCTCCAGTTCGCAGCGTGTGGAGTCCCAGCCCTCGCGGATCGCCCGGGCCTCGATCTCCGATGTGGTCTCGGCCGCCGCCTCGGCGCGCATTCTTTCCACGGCTGTCGGACCGGGTTGTTCCCCACCCAGTTCCAATGCAACCGGCACGGCCGCCTGAACCGGCGCGGACGGTTGCAAAGACTCCCCAGAAGCGGGGGAAGTGGCCTGCGAATCCGCGCCCTTATATATACTGTCTCCCATCTCCGAATTCTCCTGCTTGAAGGGGGTAGCCAATGCCGCCACGCTCGCGCTGGTCTGGCCGTCGGCACCCAGGTCCACAAAACTGATCTCGCCCAAGGTCGAGCGTCGCACGACGTTGACCGGTCCCAAAAACTCTCGGCCGTTGACCAACACTTTTTGGTCCGGCTTGATGAACTCGAACTCCTCGACGCCGGCGGCGATCGATGCCTGCCACGGGAACCCATTGCGGGCCGAGGCAACAATCTCCCGCGCGGCGGCCGTGTCGCGCGAAACGATACCGGTGGCCAGCAGCTTGCCGTCTTCGATCCGGATCACATCGGTATGGCCGACGCCACTTTGCATGTCGTGGCCGAAACGGATCGGGCGATTTTGCGACGGGATGCCGAGTCCGGCAAGATCGACAACAACCGGCCAGCGCCAACCGCCTATCCGCATTGGGCGACCGGTATAAGCCACCATCGAGAACTTTGGCAGTTTTTGGTGATCGGGTTTCCCATCGACCGGCGGTTCACCATCCGCAGCAGCCTCGATGCTGATCGCCCCCGGCTCGCTCATGAGATTCAACGTGCCGCTGGCATGCACTTTGGCCTGTCGCTGACACACGGCACGACGTTGTTCGGTGTCAGGGAACTCCCGGACCATCATGGGGTCGGCCATCGAGCGGGCAATGAACTGGTCGTGCGATTCGTCAATGTTTCGTGTGGGATGTGGCATTGTTCAATTCTCCTCTTCGTCGGATGGGTTATTGTCGTTCGTAACAGGAACAGGGGCCGGTTGCGACTGTGCAATCGGTAACCCCAACTGATTCATGAGTGCGACCTCTTTCGCCCGCTGCCGCAATTCGCTCTCCCAATCGCGCCCCTGCCGGGCGAACTCATAGGCGAGTGTGGTGGTGTGATTCTGCAATCGCGTGGCCTGGGCGTTGGCTTCCTTCGCCGGGTCGACGTGCTCTTGCCCGTCCCAAAACCACTGGTGCGTAAGATCGCGGAAGGTGGCTGTGCGTAACCAGCGTGGCAAGAAGTTGCTGACAAGAATCGCTTCGCCGAGCCAGGCTCGAAGCACGCGATCGAGTACAATTGCACCCATCTGTGCTTGATCAACGCGGATGGATTTAAAGTACGTTTGATGGTCCAAACGCCCGCTCGCATAATTATAGCCCGAGGAATTTCCACAGGCCACGTTGAAGGGCATGTTTAAACAGCGAGCGATTTCATTGAGGATTTCCTTCTTGAATTCAGCGTATGTGGTTGACGGCTGCTGAGCCTGGATTTGCCCGAGCTTCCATCCTCCCGGCAGCACGGTGGCCATACGGCGTTCGAGGTCAACAAGATCCATCGGCTCAACGGAATCGGCCTCGCCATTGGCTGGGGCATCCGTGTACAGTACGGCCGCGAAATCGGCCGCCGTTTCGGCTGCGGCAAGCACGGCCAACGTATAACGCCGCAATTGTGCAAACAGTGGCAGCGCCGGCATAATTTCGGGGATGCCCCGGTTCTGCCCCGGTCGGTCGGCGCGGAAGTAATGGACCATTGCAGCCGTGGGAACACGGTCATAATCGAGCGAGAAACGACGAAAACCATCGCCCGGATGGTTTTTCATGACGTGGTACTCGACTGGGTTGCCGTAGGCGTCAAAGACAATGCCGTCAACGGCGCTGGTGAACCAGCGGGCCAAGTCCGGTGTGGCCACCTGGTCCGCCTCGATGACACGCAGATCGAGTTTAACGACGGAATCCACCTTCGGATTGGCGACCAACATACAAAACGCCTCACCCGACTCCGCCCGGGCCATCCGCATCGTGCGCAGCTTCTCGGGTAATCCAATCGAGTCAGCCCATCGCAAAAACTCCTTTTCGACGAGTCGATTGGTGGCATCCTCCGTGGTGAGCAATTGGAGCCTGGGCCCGGTCCCCACACAGTCGTTGGCCAAGGTCGAGACGATGCCGCGGGCATAAGAATTGTTGGCCACCTCGTATCGAGCCCGGCTGCGAAGTGTCCGGCGAACATTGGGGTTATTCGCGGCGTTGGCCGAGAGCAGATCGGCATTGGACCAATGTCGGCGGTTCTCGTCGGTCGTGGCGGCGGCATCGTAACGGCCGCGAACACGCATCGGCACGTGGACCGTGCGCAGCGATCGTCGCTGTTTCTCATCGCTGCGGATGTTTTTCAACCAGCCGAACATGCGTTATTCACCTATCAGTCCGTTCCCGGTGGGACCAGCTTTTTTAGTTGAATCCCCAATCCCTTGCGGCGCGACGCCTTCTTGCTCTCCAGGTACCGGTCGGCCGCGATCTGGTCGGGCAGCGAGTGTTGCTCCATACTGCCCGAATCGCCGGAAGCTTTTGCAGGGCCTTCGGCGTTTTCTTTGATT